AACGACTTCTTGGAAATCAACACCAGTTCGAGTAGCCACAAATGTAAGTGTGATGTAGTTAATCGACTTGGTTGGTTTCAGGAAGATGTCTGCTCTGAATTCATTGTTATCAATGACATCAGGAGTGTTATTTGTTTCATCACAAACAACGAGGAAGTCATAAACACCTCTCTTAGCCTGAACATCTCTCAGGTAAGGCTCAACAATGTTAACAAAGTTTGATCTTGTGTTAACATCATTCAGTTCAAACAGTTGAGTGTTGGCTGCTCCTTGGAGAGCCTGTTCAACTGTGAGGAACAATCTTCTTACGTTGATTCGATCGAACGCTGAAGAGTATGCCAGAGCTGTCTTGTCACCGAACAAGATAATTCCAGATCCTCTTTGATTGATGATCGAATTGACTCTGGCTCCATAAAGAAGATCTCTTTGATCTTTATTTGGATTGTAAGCCAGTTTGATTGCTTCGTTAATCGAACCTCTTTGAACACCAGCTGGTGAGAACCAAGGATAAGCTTCGATTGAAGTTCTAACCATCAGTCCAGCGATGTCTCCATTACATGGGATGTAACGGAATTCGTTATTGAATCTGTCAAAGACGTACTTGTAACCAGAATCAAACACAGCGTATGATGAAGATGTCAATGGTGAGAAGAATCTCAACAGGTTATTTGTTTGAGTTGTTGTGTTAGAAACATTAACCAGGTTGTCTCTGTGTGGTGAAATTGTTGCCACACAATCCTTTCTTCCTTCAGCGATTGAGATCAGAAGGTTTGCCTTAGCTTGTGATTCATACTCATTGGTGAGTCCAGGACCCATCATGAGATAATCAACTGCGATCTCATCTTTGTTGGAGAAGAGGTTGTAAGAAGTTAACAGATCACCCAGAGTTGCACTCATTCCACCACCAGATTGATAGTCTTGACCACCACCCAGTGTGTAAGAAACGTTACCAATTGAACTGAAGGTTACGTCTTGTGCTTTCTGACCCCAAACACCAGCTGAAGTTGTGTTTGGAACGAAACTGGTTGAGAAACCAACAGCTGTTGGATCAGTTCCCCAATAACCATCCTTAGCGTTAGAAGGATTGTAACCAGCGAAAGCGTATTGTGAATTGTTCGCTACAAAGTCTTTGTAGTAAACGTTGGTTGGATTGTCAGCATCTGCTGTTGCATCTGATGCCTTGGAAAGGAACAGGAACTTCTCAAGGATGTTACCCTGAACTCCTGTAACTGTTCCAGTGTCATCAACAACTGCAACGTGGATTGCATCATTTCTACCGTTTCTAGAAGAAACATAGTTATTGGTGACTGGCTTCGGTGCCAATGACTTCCAATAAACTGTGGAGTTGGTGAGACCCAGAGTCTGTTGATCGTACCAATCAACGATACTTGAAGCTGTGAAAGAACCAGTTCCAGTTGAAATACCTGAACTGTTCATGAATGTTAGTGAATCACTTGCTTCAATTGATTTTGAAGGATCACTCTGAGCGTAATTGATGGGATATTCAGTACCACCAGTTGAAACTCTTGCTGTAATAACAACATCGAATGTGCTGTTACCGTTTACTGCATCAGTCGAAACACCAGTAACAATTCCTTTCAGGTAACCATTAAATGTTGAGGTTGTTCCTGCTCCAGGAATAACAACACTCGAAAGTGGAGTTGTAACACCTTGTCCAACAATAGCACCAGCGGCACCAGGGTTGGTGGTTGAAATTCCAATTGTTTGGTCTGCCAGATTATCAATTACACAAACTTTCAGTGAATTGGCCCACTTTCCAGGGTTTCTTCCTGCCCAGTAGAAAGTGTTATCTGTTTTATGGTTGAGTTCGTAATCATCCTTATTAGTGATTTTTAAGGATGTTGTAGAACCAATTCCAACACCTGCATTGGAGTTGTTGAGGTTATCACCATCAGTTCTTACAACCTTTACAACACCACCGTAGCTTAAGAATGCACTTGCGGTCATCCAGTATTCATACTGACGATCAGTTGAAAGTGGTTGTCCAAAAGTGTTAATCAGCTGCTGTTGCGTGTCGATTTGAATTGGCTCATTGACTGGTCCAATGGAGAAGGGACCCGCAATAGCACCGATATTATCGAGGACGTTTTCGGCTCTTCCGACTGTTAAATCAACTTCCCTGACTAATACACCAGGAGATAATTGAGGAGTCGCCATGTTTTTCTCCTTTAATTTCTCAGTTTATCTGAAAATATTTAGGAAAAACTATATTTTCAAGGGGGAAACATGGTAGGAAACTACCAATCTGGATATTCCCATCTATTGAAAACATTTGATGTCATTCTGCTTGTGATTATTCTCTTTATAGTACAATCTTTACATTCATAAGAATAGGAAGAAGCAACAGGTCCTCTCCGTTTTCTTGTTCTATAAAACCCTTCGATGAGGTTTTTAACCTCTCCACACACCCTACATTTTCTATCATTGAGAAGTAGGTGACCTAACGAAATTTGTTCATTGATATCCATCAGTAATTCCAGAGTTCCCATCCACCAGCGGTGTTGCCATACTCATCAAACTGATTACTGTTTGTGGTGTACCATCTGTCCCCATCATCAGAAACAAAACTTTCACTGTCCAAGCCATCAGAGATAAAACCAAAAGGAGCCATGTCTTGTTCAATTTGATTTTTTTGTTCTTCATAGAGCCTTTTTCTTACATCCTGGTCTGTGAGTTCTTTGAAATAATCTTGAGCCACCAACCACGCATATATGACCAAACACATTGCCAAGTCATCATTACAACCATCTTCTGCTTCAAATGAATTATTCTTTTGAATAAATGTGGTCATTTCAGAGATGATGTCAATATCACAGAAAAGAAGTTTGTTCTCCTCAATCATTGTTTTGAGATTGAGTGAACCAACCTTCTTCACAGTTTTGGACATCTTTACTCCAAGTTGAGTTTTGTTTCCAGAGAAACCTTGTCCAACAATCTGACCAGCTCTACCTCTCATTGAACACATCAAAAGATTTTGATATTCCAAATCATACTGAAGAATAGATGCCACTTGGTCTCCAACATCATTTACTTCACACAGAATGAAAGCCTCGTTATAAGATTTTGCAACTTCATAGATGACACTTGGGAACAACATCGGTTTGATGTCATTGTCTCTATACTTAGCAACAACTTTGTGTGGGAATGAGGTAATGTCTACGACAATAAAGGCAGAGTAATCTCCACCAACACCTCTTGCAACGTCAACTGTTACGACATAATCTCTACCAGACCTTGGTTTCTCATAGATATCACAACTATCATTTTTTTGAATTGGTTTCTCATAAACCAGAGATTTCAATTTGCTGGCAGCAATAAGTGTGTCAATTGAACCAAGAAACTCACACTCAAACTCAATCTTGAACTGTTGTTCAGATGTGTTCTTGATTGTTTGTTCTTTCCAAAGTTCATCTCTTCCTGGAACTTCACTCCAGTGAACATCTGTAGGAACATATTCATTTCTTCCCTTCTCCGCATCATACCACATGCGGTAGAAGTGATTCATCCCGTGTGGGGTGGAGACGATGATGACTTTTGTGCTTTTACCAGAAGTAATAGTAGGATAAACAGATGCAAAGAACGAGTCTGCAATATGGTTTGGAACGAAAGCGAATTCGTCGAGGAAGAGGATATTAAACGACATACCTCGGACAGCACTCGCAGATGTAGATGCTGCCAATATTTTACTGCCATTTTCTAACTCAATATTACCTTTGTTCCAAACCAAAACACCCTGTTGCATCCATTTGGGTAAGTTTTCATAAGCTGTTGCAAGTCTTGCTAAAAGTTCTCTAGCAGTGGATGCTTTGTTTGCCAGAATACCAATGTTCACACTGTCATTGAAGAGAGCGTAATGAAGTAGATATGAAACCACAGTAGTAGACTTACCAGTCTGTCGTGGCATCTTACAGATGTTAAATCTGTAATTGTGAAAATTATTGATTAACTTCTCTTGGAATTCATAAGTTTTAAAAGGTTGTAGACCATGGTCCAGAGTTACAATCTGAACGTAGTTTTGAGCAAAGTAAACTGGATCATCTTTGCACTTGATATATTCCTCAATCTGATCTGAGGTAAATTCAATCCTAGAGTTTGCTTTCTTGAGCAGAGGATTGCCCAAGTAGACATCATTGTCAGGCATAATAATCTAGTCTTTTTCTTATTTATTATCCACCTGGGTTGTTATTGTTATCATCATTATCAGCCATAAAAAATTACCTACTAATTTCTTCCCAGTCCATTGCGGCATAAACATCTTCACTACTTGATATTGGAGATGCTGCAATAACAAGTGTAAGTTCGTAAGGAGTTCCAGTGAAACCATTTCTTTCTAACTGGAACTTGAATAGTGCTTCCTTAAGAATATCAACAGTTGGAGAACCTTGATTTGCTGAATTGAAAAATCCAGATGCCAATATTCTACCTCCAGTTATGCCAGTT